GCGTTTAGCGCTTTGTTTGATTGGATTAAAACGACTGGCATACCTCAATTTTTAGAATTTATGAAAGAAATGGGCGACGCGTTAGTTGACTGGATTGGCCCACGAATTAAACCTGCTTTAGAAAAACTAGGCGAATTTGTTGCTGCTGTCGCCGAATGGTTAATTGAGACAGGTTTGCCCGCTTTAGGTGAAAAATTGTTGGAATGGGGCAATGCTTTTGTTGATTGGATAAAACCATTGATTAAACCAGCGCTTGCAGCGTTCGGCACATTTATTACAAAAATTGCTAGTTGGCTGCTTGAAACAGGCTTGCCAAAACTGTTGGAAATTACTTTAAAATTAGCTGATGCTTTGATCGGCTGGATAATTGACATAGCTCCTGACGCCATAAAAGGTTTAGTTGATTTTATTGCTAAAATCGCTAAATGGATTGTTACTGACGGTGTGACAGGAATGGCCAAACTAGGTGTGCAGCTCGGCGCTGGCCTTATAGATGCGTTAATAAAAGCGCTTAAAGGTATTGCAAAAATTGGCTTAGACGTAGGTAAAGCGTTTGCTAACGGCATTATAGGTTTTATTAACGAAAATGTCATTGACAGCATAAACGATTTACTAGAGTTTAAAATTGCTGGATTTACTGTCAATCCACCAGATTTAGATCACATACCTAAACTGGCTAACGGTGGAATTGTAAACAGTCCTACTATCGCGATGATCGGCGAGAAAGGACCCGAGGCAGTAATTCCGCTGTCAGGTCGCAACGCTGCAAACATGGGCGGCAACACGATCACTATTAACACTTCCGCAGACCCTCAAGCAGTCGTGCAAGCCCTACAAATGTATAACAGAATGAGCGGACCCATACCGATAAACACTCGAGGCAACTAATGGCTAACTTAGATTGGAGCTGGCGAAACGTAACAACATCGTCAACTTTTACAACCAGCGTGCAAAATTGTTCTTACAGCACAGGCAGACAATCGGCAGTTGACCAATTTAATCCCGGCTCACTACTCATTACTATTACAAACACTGCTAATCAAGCGGCAGGTTTTACATTAAACGACAAAATACGTTTTAGATTAGAACACACCGCATCGGCTGACACCTATTACCACACTTTTTGGGTACAGGAAATCATTTTTAACGATAACCCCGGCAACCAAAACGCCTCTACCGCAACCATTGTTTGCACCGACCTTTTAGGCCGTCTAGGTCGAGCCCAAGTCTTTGGCAAAAGTATGCCTCAAGCTAAAACGATTACCCAACTTACGACAGCTTTTACTACTGACCTGCCCGGTGGAGCAACAATGCCGACCACCTACACAGGAACGTCAACCGCTTCCGCAAGAACAGCAGTTACAAACGGAACATATACCGGCACAGTTGCCAACAGGCTTAATTTAAACATGGTCACAGAGCAAGGCATTGTTTGGCAAAACCAAACGCAAATACTTCTTATAGGGCGCGATGATATTGCTTCATTGGCAACTAGCACAATAGACCTAGGGCCTGAAAGTCCTTACTACTCTTACACGGACATTCAACGAATTGCTTTAGGCACAGATTTTTTAAACACTGTAACCGTTAGCCCTGAAGGTTTAGATGCCGTTGGCAGCACCGATGCAGCTTCAGTTTTAGCTTACGACATTTATGGCGGAACACTAGCAACGGTTGATTACAACGCAACACAAGCAACAGGGTCGGCGTCTTGGCAAGTATTTAGTCGCTCAGACCCAACACAACTTACTTTTACAATCACAATGACTAGCATGGCTGCTAGCAATGTAAACGAAATAATACGCAGACTTTGGAAAGCAAGCCCTGAATTGTTTGCTTTTGTGTTCTATCGCAAACCTGGCAACAGCGCCTTAATCCAATACTTGTGCCAATTTCAAGGCTTTTCGCTTTACACGACGCCAGCTGAGACAACCTTTACATTCAGTCTTGCCCCTGCTAGTTTTACTGGTGTGTTCACTCTTAACAGTAACGTATTCGGTATTTTGGACCAAAATATCCTGAGTTTTAGTTGGTGATTTAATGGCTACTCCTACAGCGTTACCATCCACATTTACCGCTAACACAGTTTTGCCAGCGGCCAGCCTAAACCTATTGAGGGGCGCTTTTCGTGTTCTACAAGTTGTTCAAGGCACTTACGGAAGCACAGCAAGCAACTCCACAACCGAAATGGCTGACACTTTTCTGACGGCAACAATCACGCCTCAATACAACACCAGCAAGATTCTTGTATTAGTTCAGCAAACTTTTGGTAAAACAAATGGTAATGCAAATAACGCGGTTGCCAGTCAAATTGTTCGTGGTGCTACTGCTATTCACCAATTTCAGGTAGCAGCACTTTACACAGGAACTACACAGGATGTAGTAGGTCCATCTGTATCCGCTATTTATTTGGATTCGCCAGCAACAACGGCAGCGACAGCATATAAAACACAATTCGCCAATTTCACGGCGGCAGCGGCAGTGAGCTCAAGCACAAACAACACACCGGGAACAATAACTTTGATAGAGATTAGCGCATGAACATCACCAACCCGCCTAAAGCGCTTATTGTCTTAGTGGCGATGGTGTGCATAACCGTCCTTATGGCTATCGGCAAAATTGACCAGTCGGCAGGCACAGGTATTCTTGGAACAATCGTTGGGTACAGCGTAGGAAATTCCATTAGGCCTAAAAATGGTGACCAAGTACCGCCTATCTTTGGACGCAAATGACCATACGGCCCTACACGGGAAACAAAGACGGCCCACACCCACAGCCTCGAGAAGGCACCACAGTCTTTAAAGACTATTGCTGTTTTCTGTTTGGTGTCACCAGCCTCGGCATTTACGCCAACCGACCTGTCAAAGGCAGCCCGTCTAAAACCCCTGTGCTATCTGTTCACAGCACTTGGCGAGCGGTAGACCTCAGCGGAACCGTCAAGCAGCGCTACCAGCTCATTGACTTTCTTTTTAAGCATAGAGACATACTCGGCATAGAAGAAATACACGACTACGCCAACACCTATAAGCCGTCCAAATTTGGCTTTGGTGCCGGGTACCGCTCAAGCAGGGACGCTTGGCTGGTCTACGAAAAAAACACAATCGGGTCTAAAGGTGGCACTTGGGTCCACGTCGAGATATCGCCATTATTGGCAGATCACCCTGACATTGTGCGACACGCTTTTGAGACAATTATGAAGGGTCCTTGACTTGACGGCCCTACTTCGGTAGACATATCCCGACCTGATCCCGACTGAAGGACACAAAATGAATAATTACAAATTTCTATTGGCTTTGGCTTTGACCTTTACAGGGTTAGTGGTGGCGTATGGCGGCGGTTCCCCGCCCGTTGACAACGCCCCGCTAGCCGTACCTCAATACAACACTGTTGACATACTTAGCCCTGAGCAACAGATTGACCGCATTACCGCTTTAAACGCTGTTACAGCCCCGCAACTGCCCGAAACGACTGTTGCATTGATAGACGCTTTTGCCTCGTATAGATGTGGCGTATGGCTACCTTTAGCGATAGAGCAAGGCTGGCCCGATAACCCGATAATCCTTAAAACTTTAGATCGCCTTTTATGGCGTGAGTCCCGGTGCCAAAGTGACGCCTGTAGCCAAAGCAATTCAGGCCTTAAGTGCAGGGACGCAGGTTTGCTTCAAGTGAATCAGATACACACCGAATATTTAGACGATCTTGGCTGGTCGTTCCCTGACGACATGCTAAATCCTGCAAACAATCTAAGGTTTGCTTGGCTGTTGTATTCGGGCCGTGAGGCTAATAACCAGTGTGGCTGGTCGCCTTGGTCAATTAAATGTTAGGTGACCGTCCCGCTTGGCAAGACTTCGCCGCCTGCCACGACACGCCAACAGTCTTATTCTTTCCTACTAATCCTCGAGACAGCAAAAAAAACCTTGCGATCATAAAACCAATCTGCGAAGCCTGCCCGGTATACAGCGACTGTTTTGCCTACGCGATGTCGTTTGGCGAAAAGCAGCTAACGGGTATTTGGGCTGGCACAACAGAGCGCCGAAGGCAAGAATTAAAGAGACAGTGGTATTTCCCTATACCCGTCTGATATGTTCCCATTACCCGACAACCCGAAAGGACCCGACATGAATGAACAGTTAAACGAAATGACCAAAGCGATTACTAAAGCCGAGATCGCTATGAAGGCCGCCGCATGGCAGTTAGAGCAACAGCGCTCTAACATTGAACAGCTCCGCAAATGCCTATTTGAGCTGGCGTACACAGCCGAAGAACACGGCATAAACCTTGTGACCCTAACTAAGAACAGTCAAGACACTATTGTTGCTATGAGACTTGGCGGCTTTAAATGAGACTAGGCGACTATTTTATTATCATGGCGTTTGTAGTGCTTTTTGCCTGTTGCTTAGGAGCTTTCAAATGAACTTGGGCGACTATGTAGACGTGCCTACACGCTTCAGGCTGGCGCTTGACAAATGGCCTGACCTACGAGTTGTAGAAACACCAGCCGAAGTCATCACCATTGGCGACAGAACTTTTATCAGCGTCACTGTCAAGGTTTATCGTGACCTTTTAGACCTTTTGCCCTGTGTCGCCACGGCATGGGAACCCTTCCCGGGGACCACGCCCTATGTTCGCAATTCTGAGCAAATGAATTGTAGTACCTCGGCTTTGGGACGGTGTTTAGGCATGATGATTCCGTTTAGCAAAATGGCGTCGTTTGAGGAAGTACAAAACCGTCAGAACGATACGCCTACTGTGCCAGCTCCAGTCAACACAAACTCGCAAACTAAAATTCGAGGCACGCAGGTATCTCATGGCAGTACACAAGCCGCCCGAGTAGACCCTAACGAAAAGCCTTGGCCCGTAAGTAAGAAACAGTTGCAGGAACTGTCAGAGCTTGGCTATGCCGGACCTGTACCTACGACATGGCATGAAGCAAACACGATCATTAAAGAGGCAGGTAAATCCTGATGCCTACCGTTTATCTAAATCATATTCAAGTTCAATTAGCCATTATAGAAGCAAGGATGAGAACTGAAAATCACGCTTTGCATGGTAAAAAAGACAAATGGGAATGCTCACCTGAGCAACGAATTATCTATGACCAGATAGGCGTGTGCGCTGAATTAGCTGTTTCTGTTTATCTTGGTTTGGAATGGACAGGACAAGCAAAACACAGTGAATTTGGTGATGTTTCAGGCTATGAAGTTAGGGCGCAGGAACGTCAAGACGGCCGAAGTTATGAATTAACAATTAGAAAAAACGATTTAGGAAACATTTACATATTTTGCATTGTTGATTTAAAAGGGTTTCAAGTTGTAATTGCAGGATGGGACACTGCCGAAAATGTCAGAAAAAACGGTTGGTTGAAATATCCTGACACTGAAGGTTATGTCATCAAACGCAGATTTCTAAACAAGATGTCAAGACTAAAAGCAATGATGTTATGAAAGAGTCTTACTTTCAGTCTCAGGTCATCATGCTTGCTAAGTTGCATGGCTGGCTAGTCATGCACACTCGAGCGGTAGAGATTCGCCCGGGCGTATGGAAAACACCGCTGCAAGGTCACGCAGGATTCCCCGATTTAGTCCTGTGCCATGAAAGCCGTGGCGTCATCTTCGCCGAGCTTAAAGGTAATGACAAAGCCAAACTTTCACCCATGCAAGTTGTATGGTCCGAAGCGTTGACCATTGCAGGGCAGGAAGTGTACTGCTGGCGACCTAAAGACATTCAAGACATA